TATACTTTCTCCAAAGCCTTTGATTTTATTCAATACCCAATCTTTAGCATTGCTGATACCATTCCATAATCCAGTTATAAGATTTTTACCTACATCTGCCATTGATCCAATACCGCTCTTAAAAGCCTGTACTAATCCAGATATTATTTGTGGTACTGCTTTCACAATTTCTACAATAATTGTTGGTAAGTTCTCTATTAATGCAACAAATAACTGAACACCAGCCATTATAATTTTATCTATGTTTCCGATTACAGCATTAACTATTCCTGATATTATTTTTGGAATAGCATTCACAATAGTTGTAATAATTTGTGGCAATGCCTGAATTAAAGAAATAAGCAAATCAATACCTGCTTGAATAATTAATGGTATTGCATCAATTAAAGCAGTAATTAAGCCATCAATTATTTGTGGTATTGCCTCTACTATCGCTGTTATAATTTCTGGCAATGCTGCAATTAAAGATGTAAGTAATTCTATTCCAGTTTGAATTATTTCTGGAATTGAATTTAATAAGAAAGTAACTATTCCATTTATTATTTCAGGAAGTGCCGCAATTAAAATAGGAAGTGCTGTAATCAACCCTTGTGTTAATCCCATTATTAATTGAAGTGCAGCATCAAGTAACATTGGTAGATTTTCAATCAAACCATTAACAATTGTAATAATTGCTTGTACTGCAGATGGAATTAGTGTTGGTAATAATTCTCCTATTCCTTCTATTAATGAAGTGAAAATAACTACAATTGCCTCCATCAAAAGTGGTAGGTTTTCCACTAATGTTTCAATTATTGTGGTTAATGCTGTAACTACTGTTGGTATAAGTTCTGGAATTAATTCAAGAATTGTTTCAAGTAAACTTGAAAATAACGATGTTACTGCCTCAACAAGTGTTGGTAACAATTGTGCTATTGCACCTAAAAGCGAGTCTATAACTGTTGGAAGTGCTGTTACTATTTGTTGTAAAACTGGAATAATATTATCAATTACTGTCTTTATTGAGTCAGCCATATTTTGACACAACACTTTCATATCAGCATCTGCATCTCCAAACCCAGTTATTAAATTTTGGAAAGCACCCTTCATTGCATTAAATGATCCTGATATAGTTTTCTCTGCCTCTGCTGCTGTTGTTCCTGTTATACCCATTTCAGTTTGGATGACATGGATTGCACTATAAACATCATTTAAATTAGAAATATCATATTTAACACCACTAATCTTTTCTGCGTCTTTTAGCAGTCTTTCCATTTCAGTTTTTGTACCACCATATCCTAATTTCAAGTTATCCAACATGGTATAATTTTGTTTCGCAAAACCTTGATATGCACTTTGTATTAAGGACATATCTGTTCCCATCTTGTTTGCATTATCTGACATATCAATTATTGCTTGGTTAGATGCTTTCGCTGCTGCCTCTGTATCTCCGTCTAATGATGCAATAAGACTAGCACTAAATGATGTAACAGTGTTCATATATTCATTTGCAGAAAGTCCTGCTGTTTTGTAGGCATTATTGGCGTCATTAAAAACTTGTTTTTGTGCTGCAAGTAATGAATTATATTTACCTTCTACTTCTCCGACACTTTTACCAACACTTGCTGCATACTCTTCAACTGATGATGCTTCTGTACCAAATAAGGTCTTAACACCACCTTCTAATTGTTCAAATTCGGCATATGAAGATACTACTTTTTTAGCAAGTGCCACAGCAGCAGCTCCAGCAGCTACTGCAACTGCTCCCATGGTTGCTCCTATTCCTTTAAGAGCTGAACCTAATTTTTCAAACTTACCATTACTGCCTTCTGCTTTTTTACCAGCCTCATCTATATCTACACCCATTTTATTGGCACTTTTAGATACATCGTCCATTTCTGTACCTGCAGCATCAAGGGCAGTTTGATTATCTTTTAATTCTTTCTCCATAGAATTTAATTCAGCCGTTGCATTATTCAATTTAATTTGCCACTCTTGAGTTCTTCTATCGTTTTCTCCAAAGGACTGTGAAGAGTTGTTTAAGGCATTTTTTAATAATTCAATTTTTGCTTTTTGAGTATCTATTTCCTTATTTAATATTTGATTTCTCGCTGTTAAGGATTGAATTGATGTATCATTCTTACTAAATTGTGACTCTACTAATTTCATTTCAGATCCTAGTACTTTAAAACTTTGATTAATGCTATAAAGAGCACTTTTAAACTCTTTTTCTCCTTCAACACCAATCTTTAAACCAAAGTTATCTGCCATAAAAACCCACCTCCTTAAATTCCATCTGGAATAATATCGTCTATAAAGATTTCTCTTTTTGGTTTTGCTATTCCATTAAATTGTCTATGGCATTCCCATAAATCAAGTAATAATCCAAAAGGCATTAGCCATACTTCTTCATAAGACAAATTAAGATGAGCTAAACCATAATATAAAAGTCGAGTAAATAACTCTTCATCACTTACTCGACTTCCACGTTTTTTGAATTTTCTTCACTTTCAATATTTCTTTTTGTTCCTTTATACAAGCATTCTGTTATTGCTTGTTTATAATCTGCTAAATCAAATGGAGTTGTTAATATTTCTAACATTTCTTCAGTTAATAATTCTTTTTGATTATCTTTATTTTTGAAGTTATGAATCAATATTGATTGATTTGCTAAAAGACATATTAACCATACAATTTCTCCTATAGCCATTTCAAAGTTTTCAGCTTTCATCAATTTTTCTCCAAGATTTTCTAGTCCACCATAACGACCAGCTATTTCTTTAGTTGCCTTTGTTGTTAAAATTAAATCGTACTCAACATCGCCAACTTTAATCTTACTAATTCTTTCAGTTTCCATTGCTTACCTCCATTTATTTTCTATCCAGCTTGAGCTGAACCCGCTTCATAAGTTGGTTCATACACAGATTTGTACCATTCATTTATAACTGATTCTGCAACTCCTGTATCTCCTTCAGTTACTTCGGCTTTCCATGGATGTTTTCCACTTGCATCTGGTTTATTTCTACAAAGAACTGTACCTTCAATAGATGGTGTAGAGAATGATATTGAATCACCTTTAGTTGCTAAACTTGCTGCAGGTATTCCAAATTTAACTCTATACAACCAATAATATTTATATTTACCATTAGATTTCTTTGCTCTAAATCCAATTGCTACTGGGCTTCCTGCATCTTGACCACCTGAAATTAATACATTATTTTTATCGATTTGAGCCCCTGTTAAATCAGCAGCCATATCAACACCAATATCATCAACACCAAGTGTTAAAGTTCCACTTTTAAATTCTTTTACAATTTCTGCTGCAGCATCATCTGCATAAAGAGTTGCTTCTGCAAGTTCTACAGATAATTCAGCAGATACTGCTTTTGCTAGTGTTTTAGGTGTTTCATAAGTTTCATTTCCAGATGCATCCTCTGTTATTTTTGAATAATATAATTTATCTAAACCTATTGTAGCCATATTTACATTTCCTCCATTTCATAATATTTTGCTACGTCTATGTTGTAGTGATGATAACCAGTATCATTTTCATACTCAACATATCGTTTATCTGTAATAGTAAAATTTTTATCTAATAAACCTTTTACTATTTTGTTTTTAAATTTTATATAATTTCCTTTTGTAAAGATTGATAGTCTAACTTCTGATGTTTCATATTTAGGCATATCATCACAAAAAAAAGAAAAGTTATCTGATATAGGAACTAAAACAACATATTCATCTAATGCCTTATCACTTAACTTTCCTGTTTCTGCCTGTATAGACATCTCACTTAAAAGTGTGTTTATTTCAGCTAATATTGTCATATGTTGTTTACCTCCTTATCAAATGTAGATTTCATTACTTCAATACATTTTGATTTAGATGATGTTTTGGCAGGTTTCATAAATGGTTTAGCTGTTTGACCAGACTTACCATATTCAATAATATTTGCTATTTTAGCGTTGCTACTACCATCTTTTCTCGTTTCAGCAAAACCAATCTTAATATTGTAATTGCCATTTTTATCAAGTTTTACTTCTGATAATCCGAGTGCACTTTCAAGCTCTCCTGTGGATCTTGATTTATATTTAGTTCCACTACCTATAACAGAACTCAAGTTACTTTTTGCTTTTGAAAGAACAACCTCTCCTCCTGCTTTTAGCATCTTTTCACATATTTCATCGGTTTTATTTCCAAGCCTTGATATTTTTTCTAGAAAATCATCTGGTAATTTCATATAAGCCTTAGCCATTTTGAATCACCTTCTTCGCTAAAATTTCAATATACATATTTCTGCCTTTTACATTTTCTATTGAAGTAATTTCAAAGTTTTCATCATCACAAATAATAACCATATCAGTATCTAATTTTACAT